GGAGACCTAGCATGAGTACCATTCTTGTAAACACGCTCACTGGTACAAGCACTGCTGGCTCTATTACTGTAACAGGTGAAGGTAACAGCACAACAACTAATCTTCAGAAGGGGTTAGCAAAGGCGTATATTAACCAAGACGAAGGAACTTCAATAATAAAAAGTTTTAATGTTGCCTCCTTAGTTGATAATGCTACGGGAGACTATATTGTTAATCTTACTAACAACATGAGTGACGCAAACTATATTCCTACAAGTGCTGCAGTCCCACATGATTTTACGGCTAGTAGTGTATCGGTTTTGCACGGAACACGAAGCGGTTCAGGGCGGGATGTTGATACTGACCATTTTCATCAGAGGACCGGAAAAGTTAGTTCCTCTGCCGTTGATAGCACCAGTGTAAGAAGTACAGTTCATGGAGACCTCGCATAATGGCTGGCAAGATTGTAGCAGATACGCTGGAACACAGCACCGCAGGGTCGGTTGATACGCAGTTTGTTGTGAATGGTAGCGCGAAAGCGTGGGGTCATATGAATGGTTCTGGAACTCCTGCTTATGGCGATAGTCTTAATATGGCTAGTATCACCGATAATGGTACAGGAAATTACACACAAGCGTTTACTTCAGCACTAGCAAATGTAAGTTACTCAGCATCTGGAACAAATGGAGATGGGTCTGCACAAACAGGGGGTGCTATATGTAACAGAAGTGCTGTTTATGCAACTGGTTCTTATGGTTTTACAACAACCTTTACTACTGGTTCAACCCCAGCGGCTTATGACCCATCTGATGTAAGCACATCTATAAACGGAGACCTAGCATAATGCAAACACCATCATTTCAAGGCACACATCTATGGGATAGACTGTGTTGGGCAAAAGAAAACCTTGAGCCGCACCAGTCAGATTACCGTGTCGTATACGAAGACAGCATTGATGAGTGCGCCAAGATCCTCGTTCCAGACCCCAATTGGATGGCGGCAGCACTACAGGGCGGCATCTTACCGCCAGTGCAAGTGTACTGGGAACTAGCCAAAGACGAGGCGCAACCGGGGTTTAAGAAACACACACGCGGATATTTGCTACACAACACAAAACCTGTAGAGGCCATGACCGAAAAGCAAGCCTTGGAATATCTCATAATGAAAGACTGCCCACAACACGTGTGGCGTGAGTGGGATAGCGGTAATAAACCAAAACTGGTAATATGCAAGAAAGAACAGCTTCCAGCAACAAGAGAGTGGCGTAATGCTTGGAAGATTAGTGAAGAACTAGCCACTGATAAAACTGTAGCCGCATAAGGAGAAACCTAATGGCAACAACATACATCGTAGATAAGGACGGGAATCAGATAGATGCTTCTACAGCTACCGTTCCTTCTGACCGTCACTTCCGTGGTGCATGGTCATTGAGTGGTAAAGTCATATCAGAAGATATGGACGCAGCCAAAGTAATCTTCAAGGACAAAATCCGTGAAGTTCGTGCGCCTCTGCTTGACGCAGAAGACGTGGTGTACATGAAAGCACTAGAGACTGATGATGCAGATGCAAAGACTGCTTCTGTAAATAAGAAAAAGGCTCTTCGTGATGCCCCAGCAGCATCTGCAATTACTAACGCAGATACAATCGCAAAGCTAAAAGCAGCTTGGGATACAAGTGTACTTGGTGATAGCCCTTACGCATAAGTGTAGGGGTCATCCCTTTTTGGAGTAGATAGATGGCACTGACCAAAACACAAGCAGATGGTATTAACCTTGCAGATACATTTGCATTTACTGGCACTGTATCTGGTGCGGGTGATGTAACTACAAGCACTGCTATAACCAAAGGTTCTGCTAGCATTAACGTGCTTAATGGGTTGAACAAAGCATGGTGGCATTTAGACAGCAACAACGGTGTTATTGATGATAGCTATAATGTTAGTTCATTTGCGGATGATACAGGCTATTCTCAAGTTAACCTTACAAACACTATGGAAAGCAACAAGTGGACTTGTGTTTTAACAAGTGATGAACTTGAAGCTGTAATGTCTATCTTTGGCGGTTTTGAAACAACTACAGCTTGCTTGTATCGCTCATACTACCCAAGAATAACATCTTATGCTGAACCAGATGATGTGTCTGGCATCCTAACAGGAGATTTAGCGTAATGCCCTACATAGGTAAATCCCCAGCAGTAGGTTTTCGCAATCGCTTTGTCTACCAAGCCACTGCGGGGCAAACCTCTTTTAGCGGCAGCGATGTTGACAGTAAAGTCTTGACGTATCAAGACAGCTTGTACATGGATGTGTATCAGAACGGTGTTTTGCTTAAACCAGGGACTGACTATGCCGCTACAACAGGCACAACAGTTGTGTTGGTAACAGCGGCAAGCCTCAATGACGTAGTTGAGATGGTCATCTATGACACCTTTTCTGTTGCTAATTCGTACACCAAGACTGAATCAGACACACGCTATCCATTCAAGGGCAACAACAGCATCATCCGTTTGAATGGTCAGACCATCAGCGCAGACATTACGATTGATGCAGATGAGAACGGTGTTTCGGCTGGCCCTATAACACAGTCTGCTACTGTGACTGTTAACGGGTATTGGAGCATCGTATGACCAGTGTACTGAATGTAGATACTATTGCTGATAAGGCTGGTACTGGCCCTGTTGGGTTAACTAAGCAGAGTGCGGCAAAGGCTTGGGTGAACTTTGACCAAAGTGACAATGGCATTGATGGGTCGTTAAATATTGCATCTGTTACAGATAACGCAGTGGGAGATATAACTCTAAATTTTACAAACGCATTCAGCGGGGACACTTTTGCACCTTCTGGTTTTGCGGGTTTTGCATCAAGTTATGGGCAAACTGTGTGGGTCAGTGGTCCTGCTAATGTTGCCATTGGAAGTTGGAAAACTTCTAGTCTTTTGAGGGCGCAAGCAAGTTATGCTAACGCTACAAAAAACTCGGATGTTGAAGACTTCAATTTGATTTGTAATGGAGACCTCGCATAATGGCTAGTATTCTAAAAGTAGATGACCTAAGAGGTAACACAGCGGCTGGCAATGTGACCATTACTTCTGAAGGCGGTTCTGCTACAATGCAACTGCAACAGGGGGTGGCAAAGTTTTGGGTAAACTTTAATGGCACTGGAACACCCGCAACAAATGATAGCTTTAATCAAAGTAGCCTCACGGATAATGGTTCAGGTGATTTTACGCATACTTATACAAACTCAATGGGCAACGTAAATTACTTTTCTGTTGGTCAAGGGTATTATAACACAGGGGGAAATAGCGCACTTATACAGTGGACTTTGAAAAATGCTACAGGTGGTTTAGCCTCGTATTTATTGGCTGCCTCTATTAGAGTAGACGTTGTGTATCTTGATGCAAATCAAAACAGAACAAACTATGACTACACAGGTAACTGGGGTTCGGTATTAGGAGACCTAGCATAATGGCAAGCGAACTTAGAGTAAACACCCTGAAGGATGCCAGCGGTAATAACTCTGTTGGCATGAGTACAGTTGCAAGTGGAAGTGCAAAAGTATGGGGTCTCTTCAATGGTACAGGCACAATAGCAATAAGAGATTCATTTAATGTGAGCGGGATTACAGACTTAGCGGTTGGAAAAATGACTGTATCAGAAACAAACGCTATGAGTTCTGTAAATTACACAACAGCTTTGCGTTCTGATTTAGATGATGCGGCAGGCGCTTCTCGTACTTACAATCCAGAAGTTTATGCAAGAGCTGCTGGCTCATTTAATTTTGTTACTTATTCTAACAGTGCAGAAGAAGATCATGCTTATGATGAAGTAGCAGTGCATGGAGACTTAGCATGAGTAACGCAGCAGATTTAGCAAAGTTTGCAAACGATGGTCTCAGTGGGGCTGTGTTGCAGGTGGTTCAAGGCACTACCTCAACTGCCGTTTCAAATGCTACAGGTTCTTATGTGGATACAGGTTTAACGGCTACTATAACTCCATCTTCCACATCTTCTAAAATAATGGTACTTGTTCAACAACAGGGATGTGCCGCAACTCTTATTAGCACTGGAAGTCTAAATGTAAAGTTACAAAGAAATTCTAGTGACGTTCACAATTTTGCTCTTGCTTATTTTTATGGATATGTAACCACATCTTTTCGAGCAGGCATTTCTAGTTGCTTTTTAGACAGCCCCTCAACCACTTCTGCAACAACATACAAAACTGTTTTTAAAGCAAACGATGGTGGCACATCTACGGTGCAAAACGATAGCGCAAACTCTGTTTCTACAATTACACTCATGGAGATTGCTGGATGAAACATGCGGCTATATTTTCTCTTCATTCTTCTGTTGTTACCATAAAGGGTGACATTGCTTATGATGCAAACAACAATGTAGTTAAATATGATGAAGATGCTGTTGCAGCAGAAGCAAACATGATGGCGTTGCGTCAAGAACGCACTCGTTTACTTGCTGAAACAGATTGGTGGGCTAGTTCAGACTTAACCATGACTCAAGCCCAAACAAATTATCGCCAAGCATTGCGAGATATTACAGACAATGCTACATCTCTTGATGACGTAACATGGCCCGTAAAACCATGAAGATTGTTCAGGGTGCTAACTAATGTTTGGTTCTTACGCGATAGCTGAAAACAGTATCGCTACCGAAGGCATTTTGCTGTTTGGGACTGAGACCGTTGATGCAAACTTTACGCAAACAACTGCCGCCAGCGCTACTTTTTCAGGAGTGTTAGAGTTAGAAGCGTTGTTTGTAAAAATAGCTGCCGCCGCTGGAACTCTTGTAGCTGAAGTAGATTTATCAAGTAACTTTACGCAAACCACAACGCAACAACT